AAAGAAAATCCTGCTAGCTAAAATGGCGGGTGGTGCTGTCCCTAAGAAGAGGAGAGCACCTCGTAAAAGGGCTGGACCTAACAGAAGAAATCCGGTTATTCCGGCTTCTGCTCCTGCCAGAAATGGCCAAGGTCGAAGACGTGGTCAAAAGCGTCAGCGTGGTGGATCCAATGAGGTCACCACTTTTGGAAACACTCGGAATTTTACGATTCCTATTGATGAGGACATTGGAACAATTACTGGTTCTACTGGTTATGCGTTGAATACCTTTTCAATAAATCCAGGAAACCCGGCTTTATTGCAGTTTGTTTCCCGGATTGCTCAGAATTATGAGCGTTATGAGTTTCTTAAGTTGAGATTTGAGTACCGTCCTTCAGCTAGTGTTTTTGCTGCTGTTGGTTCTCAAGGTTTGGTTGGGATTGCGGCTACTATGGACGCCATTCAGGCTCCACCCTCCAATCAAGCTCAAGCTGATGTTCTTTACCATTCTCCTATTGTTGAGACGGCGCGTCCAACTTCCCTAAACCTTCCTTTGAGTTTTCTTCAATCGAAGTCTTTGAGAGAGAAGTTTTTTGTTCGGCAAACGGGTACTATACCTGGTGGTGCTGATCCACATCTTTATGATTGTGGCCAGATATTTTTCTGGACAAATGGACAATCCAATGCTAATCCCATTGGAACAATTCGTGTTGTTGGTTCTTGTAGGCTTTCTAATCCTGCCTCGGACCTTACCACCGGATTTCCTCCCAACTTTAAAGTTGCCGTTTTTTCCGGAACTAATCAACCTGTTCCTGTAACGGGGGTTACTGGAAATATTCCATTCCCTTCCACCTTGACTAATCCTGTTGGGATTACAGTGGATGCAACTAATAGCATTTTCACCTTACCTGCTGGTAATTGGCTTATTGACTTCTCTTGTGATGTTGATTTGGTTGGTGTTAATACTACTGGAGCTCTTATTGTTTCTACATCTATTTCGGTGAGCACGACTGGAAGTAGTCCTTTTATTACTTCCACCAATCCTGGACCAAGTGCAACTAATGCAGTTGCTTTTCATGCTGCTTGTTCACAGACTTGGTTTGCTCAATCTAATGGTACAACGACTGTTAATGTTCGTATGACAGTTACGTATCCTGTTGGTGTCCCCGATATTGATGCAATGATTCGTTTTGTTGCCGTTTAGTACTTCTGATCATGGAAGGAAAAACGTGCTAGGCACACGTTAAAATGCTAGACTTGTCTACATGAATTTAGATTGTTCTTGTCGTTTGGACTCAAATTGAGTTAAATATGTGTTTA